TGGGTAAAGTAAAAGGATGGCTGATGGAGATGGAGGAAGATGCTCTTATCATGCCACTAGATGAATGGATTAACAAACATGGAGAAATACAAAAACATGTTTATGTATCAGTAAATGGAGAGAGTGAGGAGTTTATTAACGATGAGTGATCTAATGATTGGTTACAAACTGTTTAAGAAAAGAAAGGACGGCTCACTTGGCCCTTTATTTATAAATGCAAAACAACGAATAGAAGTTGGAGTAGACTACCTATATGAAAAACATTTTAAAAAGGGCTTTGCATTCAGACCGGGATGGCACATATGCAGTAAGCCTATTGCCCCGCATCTCTCAAAGAAAAATAGAGTATGGGCTAAAGTTACTTTTACTCCTATGAAAACACTAAAGCGCCCAAAAACACAAGGAGGTATTTGGTATTTAGGGAGTAGTATGAAAGTGTTAGAGATTTTAGAGAATATTACAGAACTAGGAGAGAGTGAAGATGAATATGAAGAAACTTTCTGAGAATGTTATAAATATAGAACACTCAATAACTCAATTCGAAAAAGGTAAGATATCTTATGATGATTGTCTTGACAGTCTTCTTTCCTTTGGGTATTCTTTCAAGGAGGCCGTGGTTATTCTTAGGAACACGGGCGTATCTGGCGATAGCAATTAGCGGAGAAAAATTATGGCACTGGTTCTTGATATAGAAACTGATTCGCTCAATGCTACTAAGATATGGGTAGTGGCAACAAAAGATACAGACACAAAGGAAATAAGAACATTTACAAATCCAACAAAATTTGCTGATTACATCAAGGACTACAAAAAATTTATAGGACACAACATCTTATCCTTTGATGCGCCTATTCTAAATAAGCTGTGGGGTACAAATATAAAGGTGTCGCAGATAACGGATACTCTTGTATTATCATATCTATTTAATCCTAATAGAAAGGGCGGACATTCCCTTAACAACCTGTCCAGCTTAGTTGGTAAGCGAAAAATAGAGTTCTCTGATTTCAGCGAATATTCAGAGACTATGCTTGAGTATTGTATCAACGATGTAGAGGTAACAGAAGCTATATACAAATACTTGATGATGTATGAACAGCCGGGATTTTCTAACACAAGTATATCTCTTGAACACAACATACGGCATATCATTAACAAACAGGAAAGGTACGGTTTTCTTCTTGATTTACAAAAAGCGTCTGAGTTACTATACGAAATAAAAACAAGAAGCGAAGAAATAGAAAGCAACATACAATCCTTTTTCAAGCCAAAGGTTCGTGCAGTCAGGGACGTTGTAATTAAAAAGAAGAAGGACGGCAGTATTTCCAAAGTAGGGCTGTCCCACATTGAAGATATCAGTCAATCTGTGGGGAACCATACGCTCATCAGATATGAGGATTTTAACTTAGGTTCACCTAAACAAATTGTAGAGCGCATGAACGAATACGGATGGAAGCCAACAAGATTTACACCCAAAGGTGCACCAAAGGTATGCGAGGAGAACTTAGAGACATTATCGGATGCTGCGCCCAGTTCAGTGAAGAACCTTGTATTATGGAAAACTCTTGAAACACGCTGGAAGACTATAGAGAGTTGGATTGACGCATCCAGCGCAGATGGGCGGGTACACGGTAAAGTATTTACGATGGGCGCGGTAACAGGCCGCATGACGCACTCTGAACCCAATATGGCTAACATCGTATCTTCTAACAAAATATACGGAAAAGAATTACGGCAATGTTTTATAGCGCCAACAAAAAGTGTTCTTGTAGATACTGATGCGTCTGGCCTTGAATTAAGGATGCTGGCGCACTACATGAATAACGATGTGTTCACTAACGAAGTTGTCAATGGTGATCCGCATACGGCTAACATGAATGCAGCGGGGTTGTCTACTCGTTCACAGGCAAAGACGTTCATATATGCTTTTCTGTATGGCGCAGGAGCGGAGAAGATTGGTTCCATTGTAGGTGGATCAGCGAAGACAGGATCGACACTGAAGAACAGGTTTCTAACAAATATGCCTGATCTTAAAAGATTACAGGAGCAGGTCATAAAGAAGGCATCGCAGTACGGATATGTCAACGGACTAGATGGGCGGCGCATCCACATTCGCTCTCCCCATGCTGGACTGAATACGCTGCTACAGGGTGCCGGTGCGATTGTGTGTAAGCAGTGGGCCATCGAAATGGACAGGCGCATTCGGGCGGAAAAACTTGAGGCCCAACTGGTATGCAGTGTACACGATCAATATATTTACGAAGTGGGTGAAAAAAGTCTTGACATCTTCAAAAAGGTATGCGAAGATGGTATCAAGCAAGCAGGGCAGCGGTTGAATTTACGTTGTCCACTAGCATGCGATGTAGGAGTAGGCAGCACATGGTATGATGCTGAACATTAACAAAACTTAAATAAGGAGATACAATATGATTATACGAGGAACTTCAATGTGGGCGCGTGTTCTTGAAGGACAGCCTAACAATCTTTCCAACAAGTATCAGGTAGACGTATGTAACTTGTCTTCTGAGGTAGTGAAGCAGCTAGAAAGTTTTGGCGTTCCTATTAAGAATGATGAGGAGCGCGGCAGCTACGTTACTGCGAAGGCGATACGTCCTCCAAAAGTTATGGATGCTTCGAAGCGTCTGTGGGACGATACTGTTATTGGTAACGGATCAACTATTAAGATTTCGGCCAAACCGTATGATTGGACGTACAAAGGAAAATCTGGGGTTAGTCTTGGTCTTAATCAACTGATGGTTGTTAATCTTGTTGAGTACGAAATGGAAGAACTGGATGCAGAGGAGGCAGATACGGAAGATGAAGTAATAGAGTTTTAGAGTAACATACTGATGGTAGGGGTTAATCACAACTGGGGTTAACACTTGGAAAGGTGAGGGACGGGCCTTCCATAATTTACATTACATAGGAGATGTTACAATGAAGACTGTCGATACTCTTGTAAAAGATATCTATGAAATAATTGACTCAGGTATTGAAGTTCATGAAGATGACATGAAGTTCCTTCTTTCCTTTATTGAAAGAGAGGTGCATACCTTTTTCAGTAAGGAGGAGCGAGAAAAGAATAAAAAAGCTACTTTGCGTATGTCTAATATTGGAAAAGACAAACGTAAAATGTGGTACGACTTTCATGAGCCTATTGAGCAAGACTTAAAGCCCAATGAGCGAATTAAATTTTTCTACGGTCATCTGCTGGAGGGTTTTCTACTTTTTCTATGTAAGGTAGCTAACCATGATGTACGTGACATGCAGAAGGAGGTTTCCCTTAACGATATCAAGGGTCACATTGATGCTGTTATCGATGATGTAGTAGTCGATGTTAAGACTTCTTCAAGCTACGGGTTCAAGAAGTTCTCTCGTGGTGAGCTTTTCTCGAATGATCCCTTCGGTTACGTCTATCAGATATCAGGATATATGCAAGCGTTGGATATGGATGAAGGAGCCTTCCTTGCCATTGACAAGCAGTATGGCGATTTATCCTTACTGTCTGTTGAAGATATGAATACACTTGATGCATCTAAACGTATTGATGAGTTGCGTGAAGTTATATCCAAGAGTGAGCCGCCTGTGCGCTGCTATGAAGAACAGGTTGAAAATAACGGGAACAGGAAACTTCCATCCGAATGCAGGTGGTGTCACCATAAGTATAATTGTTGGTCTGACTCCAATGATGGTACAGGAATAAGAACCTTCAAGTATTCGAATGGATACAGATACCTTACTCACGTTGAAAAGGAACCTCAAGTTGAAGAATTACTATGACCAGATATGTTAAGACCCATCAGCCCTGTGATGATTGTGGAAGCAGCGATGCCGTAGCATATTATCAAGACGGCAATTCATACTGCTTTTCATGTGGGATTAAACATAGTAGTGCCGGTAATAGGACGCTACTAGACGTATCTATAAAGAAAGAGGTGAGCATGGAGCTTGATATAGGTACATTAGAAGCCATGACCGATAGAGGTGTTTCAAAAAGTACATGTAAGTTCTTTAACGTTACCAAAGGATCACGGGAGTGGTATTTCCCGTATTATGATAGTGATCATGTGCGTGTAGCATACAAAAAAAGAGGAGTTGAAAGTAAGACCTTTTCCACTAAAGGAAAGTTTTCATCAGCTACGCTGTTTGGTCAATCACTTTTCAATAGTGGAAAGTTCATCACCATCACAGAGGGGGAAGTAGATGCCCTTTCAACCTTCCAGATGCTAGGAAGTAAGTGGCCGGTGATTTCTATAAAGTCAGGAGTAAAAAGCGCCGTAAAGGATATCTCTGATAACTATGAGTATTTAAATAAGTTTGATACTATCAAGATATGCTTCGACAATGATGATGTTGGGCGCAAGGCGGCAAAGGAAGTTGCTGAATTACTTCTTCCCAAAGCAGAGATAGTCCACCTAAACAGAAAAGATGCTAATGAGTATCTTATCGGCAATGATGAAAAGGAGTTTCAGCGTCTTTGGTGGCATTCAGAGAAGTATACACCAGAGGGTATTATCTCCGGTGCTTCTCTGTGGGAGGACATTAAGGCAGGGCCAACAGAAAGTGAGGTATCCTATCCGTACAAAGGTTTGAACAATCTGACATACGGAATACGTTGTGGTGAGCTTATCACTATTGCTGCTGGTTCTGGTCTTGGCAAATCATCGTTTATGCGTGAAATAGCGTTCCACGTTCTCAACAAAACAGAGAAGAACATTGGGCTTCTGTTTCTTGAGGAAAGCGTAACTAGAACAGCACAGGCGCTGATAGGTTTGGAAATGAATAAGCCTATACATCTGCCTAGCTTTGAATATACTGAGGAGGAGCTAAAGAGTGCGTTTCAAAATACGCTCGAAAAGGACCGAGTGTTCTTTTTTGATCATTTTGGAAGTAACTCTATTGATAACATAATCTCTCGTGTGCGATACATGGTTCGTGTACTGAAGTGTAAGTACATTTTTTTAGATCATGTCAGTATCCTTGTATCAGATCAGTCTAATATGGATGAGCGTAAAGCACTTGATGAGATTATGACTAAGTTGAGGACACTGGTACAGGAGCTAGATATATGTATGTTTGTAGCCTCGCATCTGAAGCGCGTTGATTACGGCCACGAGGAGGGTGGCAGAACCAAGCTCCATCAGCTTCGCGGATCAGGCTCCATAGGACAGCTATCAGATATAGTCTTAGGGCTTGAGCGAGACGGTCAGGCAGTGGATTTACGGGAAAGGCATACGACCACAGTCAGAGTGATTAAGAACCGCTTCAGTGGCCTCACAGGCCCCGCAAATAATTTGTTGTATGGGCTTGACACAGGAAGACTATCTGAGATACCTTTTAACCATGACGATGAACTAGACGCAGAGGCTTTTTGATATGTTAATATACCAGAAACGAGTGTTTCCAGAAGACTTACAGATGAACCCATCTGTATATTATCTTTTTGCTGATAATGATAATAAAGCAGGACATCTACAGTTTAGACAGAACAATAACTTTGTGGGCATACGTGTTAAAAAGGATGAACACGCCTTCGATAATTCATATTGGTCTGATGCCACATATGATGCAAACGTCTTGAAGATAAAACACGACTTTAAGATAGTTAATTCTCTACTGCTGGCGCTTGCTCCTGTTGTTTATAGTAATGAAACATTCGATATCAATGTATCCGAGTATTTCAAGATAAGTCCTAAAACGTGGACATATCTTGAAAAGCAGATGCAAAATATTCAACTGCTATCTGAAAAAAAGAAATAGGGTCAAAAATGAAAGAGGTAGAAGTAGACAGCGATATAGTCAAGATCGCTCATGAGAAAGCTAAGAAACTTGGCGTTGTAAAGAGGTCTATAACTAAAGGAGATGGGAATTTTGTAGGGTTCATAGGTGAACATCTGGCACAAAGCGTATACGGTGGAGAATTAATTAATACATTCAAATACGACTTAGTGTTGCCAGATGGTCGCCGCCTTGACATAAAGACAAAACTAACAGGATACCTTCCAAAACCTGATTATGATTGTTCCGTTACTGACTTCCAAATAGATTATGATTGTGATGGATACATCTTTGTTCGTGTGTTAAGTGACTATCAGAAAGGATGGGTACTGGGACATATTAGTAAGAAAGACTTCAAAGACAATAGCACCTATCATGAGAAGGGAGACAAAGAGGGTAACTTCATATTTAAGCATTCTTGTTATAACATTAAAATATCACAACTAGAGGAACCATGAAATATAAATCAAACCTTGAAAGAAATATAGCTAAGGCACTTGAGGAAAGTAAGATCGTTTTTGAGTATGAATCTCAAAGACTTTTCTACCAACCTAAAGTAAGGACGTACCTTCCTGATTTTTATATTCCTGATGATGACTTTTATATAGAGGGTAAGGGATATTTTCACGATTCTCAAGAGCGTACACGCCACCTTCTTATAAGGGAGCAGCTAGGAGTTGACGTTAAGTTTGTATTTGGCAATTCTTCAAACAGGATAGGAAAAGGGTCAAAGATGACATATGCAAATTGGTGTGATAAGCACAATTTTGATTATTCAGATGAGCGTCCCCTTAAAAAGTGGTTCAGCAATAATAAAGGAAAAGGAAAGCGACATGGATAAAGAGGATGATACTAATGTGCCGGAAAGACTTCAAAGTATATATGAATCTCTTCCAGATGATTCAGTATCTATTATTATAAGTAGAAGGTCTGTAGATATAGATGAAGAACAGGAGGAGACAAAGAAATCATCCATAGAGAGAGTTGAAATTAATGTTATCGATAACCTGACTAAGGAAGCTCTTGAAGGCCCGGTGTTCTATTTAACTCACGGCCTATTAGATATTATTGAAAACAATTTTGATGACGTAGTAGAGATAGGGTACTGTAGAGCAATGTATTTTCTTTCTGAAAATGATCCAAATATGCTGAATGACTCTGATAATATCTTAAATTTTACTGATTACAAAAAGACAAGGGGAAAATAAAATGGACTCTGAAATAAACAGCCCTTCACATTATAACGCGAATGTTGTTGAAACGATTGAGATTATACAGTATAGTATGTCTGCTGAAGAGTTTCAAGGATACTTGAAGGGGAATATAATCAAGTACGTTTCAAGACATAAACACAAGCACCCAGCAGAACCGTACAAAGACCTGTGTAAGGCGCAGTGGTACTTAAATAGATTAGTAGAAACATATAATAATTTTACATTGGAGAAAGAAGATACTTGATATATATTAGTGACATAAAGGTGTTGGAAGATGACTGATATAGATTACTACGAAGAAGTACTTCTGCTTCGTAAGAAGGTTAAGAAGTATGAAACTATTATAAAACATGCAGTGTCTGAAAAGACTGGCGTGTTCTTTATCTGCGGTGTAGGTGGTGAGAAAGATAGTATGGGTTTACCTGAAAAGATTTTGGTTTGCCCAGCACACGGACTAGATGGTTTTGCATCGTACAAGAAGGACAGGGACTACTCTGCTCCCGGTTGGTGATGCTCAAGATGCTGTTCA